CGCCAATGCCGTTGCCGCGCCCGTCGAAGCGATGACCGCCTGATCGGTCGCGATCTGCGCCTTCGCCGTGGCCGTGGCCGCGCCCGTGGTGACGATGCCTGCCTGATCGGTCGCGATCTGCGCCTTCTGGACTGCCAGCGCCGCCTGATCTGTTGCAACTTGGGCCTTCGCCGTCGCCGTTAGCGCACTATCCTTGGCGACATCCGCCTGGACAGTCGCGACCTGCGCCTTAGCCGTTGCAGTGCCAGCACCAACCGTCGCTAGCTCAGCCTGATCGGTCGCGACTTCTGCTGCCGCCAATGCCGTTGCCGCGCCCGTCGAAGCGATGACCGCCTGATCGGTCGCGATCTGCGCCTTCGCCGTGGCCGTGGCCGCGCCCGTGGTGACGATGCCTGCCTGATCGGTCGCGATCTGCGCCTTCGTCGTAGCGGTCGCCTGCGCGGCCTCTGCCTCGTCGCGCGCCGCCTCGCAGGCGGCGACCGTGTCGGCCCCACCCGGATCGCCCTTGATCAGCACCATGTTGATGGCGATCACGGCGGCTGCCGCGTCGGTCGCGACGACATCGTAACCAGCCTGTCCGGGACGCTCGACGTAGTACACGGTCAGCGGTGCCAGTGGCGACGGCAGCGCGGCGACGATCTCGCTCGCGCGAACGGGGATGGTCATTGGGGCACCTCTTCAATCTCAACTTCGAATGCAAACCCCTCGGGCTGGGGCGGGGCGGGAACTGGCAACGGCGCAGTCTCAAGACCAAACTGCACCCGCTGCGTCCACGACACCGAAAACAATGCTACGCTGCCCGAGAACTCGCGCAGCTTGCCGCTGTAGAGGTTTTCGATGATCACATCGCGGGGCGGCTCGACGAACGTGAGGCCGAACGTGCGGCGATGGATGCGCGCCGCGATCCGCTCGGCAAGGTCCATCGCGGATTTGTGGGCTGGCCAGTTCGGCGCGGCCTTGGTCACCACGAACGCGGCAACGACCAGATGCGCCTCGCGCCCACCCGTCGACATTGCGCCGGTGTGCGATGGACCGGCAATCGACACCCGCACAGCCGGCGCTTTGACGGCGTAGGATTTCAATTCGTCCAGCTCGAACGGGCCGAAATGCTCGTCCACTGCAACGCCGGTTAAAGCCGCCTTCAAATCAGCCGTAACGGCCTCATGAAAGCGGTTGAAGTTGCCGGTCGGCGGTTGGTCAACCATTGAGCTGTCTCCCAAGCATGGTCACGAGGTGGCGCTCCATCTGCGCGCGGTTCGCCACACTGATCCCGAGATAGGGGCGGGCGGGGATGGTGACGCTGGTTGCAAACACCATCCGGTCACCGGCGCGGAACACGAGGAAGCGGCCACTCGTTGGCAGGATCGTCCCGCCGGTCTGATGGATGGCGGCATAAACGAGGTTGGAACCCCAGCGGACGGACGCGCTGCCGTCGACGGCGTGATGGATGCTGTCGCGCAGGAAGCCCTGTTGCACGAGGATCGACGTGCCACGGCGATTAGGTCGCCACGGCGTGCCGTTCGGCGCGGCCTTCTCAGACGCGATCCGGCGCTTGGTCTGCATCTCGCCGATCTGGCCAAGACCATCCAAAACGAGCGTGCGATTAAGGGGCGCGAGATTGCCGACCTGACGCGCGAGGCGGTCAAACGTGCCGCCACCCATCGTGACATCGATCACGACGCCGGTCATGGCCGGTGCCCCGCGACAAGCAGCGCGATGCCAGCCATCATGACGCAGATGCGTGCAATGGACCCGGCCAGGCCGTCACGCCAGACGAGACTGACCGGGCAGCCCATCACAGCCTCCGCAGCAGATCGCGGCCAAACAGGCGCGGCGTGCTTTCGACGAGGACGGTTTGCGGCGACGACAGCGGCGGATTTCCAGCGGCAGCCGCCGCCGCCGATTGCGCGCTGGTCGGGATGCTACCCAACCCGGCGACGCCCTTGGCGACATCTTTCAGAAACGCGATGGCGTCTTCGTATCGTTGGCGCACATCCTCGCCCATCAGGGTGGGGTCGCTCGCCATGCGGTAGACGGCGATGGAAACGCAGCAATCGCGCAGCACGCCTGAGGCGCGCGGCAACGGCAGCGCATAGCGGTTGGAGATATAGCCGTCGATCACGTCGGAGGCAGTGTTCAGCGCCCGCTCGATCTTGGCTGCGTCGCGCACGCCATCGGCAGACAGATCGGCCAGCATGTCGAGCCGGGGTGCGCCGTAAATGTCGATGATGTCCTGTTCGCTGGCGTAGGGCATGGATGCGGCTTTCTCAGGACGGAAAGGGGTGCCCCGGCTGCGGGGTTAGACAGCCGGGGCAGAACACGCGCGGAGGGCTCGCGCGGACACGGAACGCAACTGACGCAACGAAGGAGTTAGACGATCCCGATCCACGGCGTTTCGAGGATGTCGACGAGATCGAAATTGGTGTTCGTGCCGCCACCGGCCAGCGTTGCCGCTTTGATGATCTGGCGGGCTGGGAATACGTTCGCGGGACCAACAACGAGCAGATCAGGTTGGATACCGAGCGGACGACCATTGTCCCCCGTCAGCGTTTGCATAGCCGTGTAAGCGGCCTGCAAATTTGCAGCCGTCAGCGCCGCCTTGGATGCAAAAGCCATCTGCCAAAAGCCGAACCCGACATTCGAGCGACTGTCGCCGCCATAAATGAATGTTTTGGTATTGAAAACCTCGTCGGACGTCTTGGGATCAGTCTTGGCGATGAAGTCGAACTTTTTACGGTTCTGGAAAATCAGCGGCTTAATCGCCCGCTTCGTCGAAAGCAAAAACCAAGGCTGCAAGTTGCCGTCCTGATAATTCGAAACGGCAACCTCCTTGCCCTTCGAATTGATCACCGGATGACTGGCCGAAAACATCGGCTGCTTGTCATAACATGGGACCGTGAAGCCCTGGTTCAGGATACCATAAACAAGCTCGTCAGGGTGTGCCTTCGATGAACGTCCCATCTCCTGAAAGATCGGCGCGAACATGCTGTAGCGGTCGTCTTCGATTTTGTTGCGATCAACGCCGACAGTGATTTCAAAATCCTTGTTCGTGATCGAATAGTCGTGCGCTTCGATGTTCTGGATGACGCGGTCCCCGATCCATTCGCGGATGCGCGGCATCTGCCCTAGCCAGCCATACTTCTCGGTCTCTGTCGTGGATGGCACTTCGGTTGCAATGCGGTTCCAGGTCGGCTCGACCATAGTGAGCCCCGCCTGAAACGACGCCTTAAATCCGGTATAAAGGATTGAAAGATTGGATTGGTTGATGATCATGGCTGATTGGCCTTTGCTGAGTTGAGACGTTCGCGCCGGTCAGCGCATGATGTAGGGGGAGGCAGGGGTCAGACCTGAACCCACACGCCGTCGTCGTCGACGTCGACCACGGTGCCAGCGATGGAGCGGGTGTTGACGGCGTGCGTGGCAGCAACCGTGTTGTCGTCGACGATGTAACAAACGCCGCCGATGGCGCTGCGCGGCACAAGGTCGGTCGACAGGCTGTCATAGCGGAACGCCTTGCCGCGCTGGACGCGGACAAACACGTCGCCGTCAGCGCCGTTGGTGTTGTCGGCGAAGTGATCGGCGCGACCGATGGCGGTCAGGCCAGCAGCCGAGACGCCCGGCTTTGCGAAGCCGTTGGTATGGACGAGCTGCGCGCCCGCGAAAATCTTGACGCCGCCCTTGACGGGGAACTGACGGTAGGTGCCGTCGCGGGCTGGGGTGGATCGGTCTTTGGTCAGTGCTGCCATGGGAAGCTGTCCTATGATGGGGCTACAAAGAAGGGATGAGGGGCCGCAACGCTGGTCACCTGTGCGGCCCCTCTACGCGGTACGTCTCGCTGGGGGTTATTCGGGGTTAGGAGGCTTTGGCCTTCTGGAAATCGGCCTCGCTCATGCCGAGATTACGGCAGACCGCGATCTCGTCGGCGGTCAGCGCGCCGTTGGCGTTGGCGGCTGGTTGCTTGTTGTCGAGACCGGATGCGCCGGTCAGCGACGGCGTCGCATAGACGTAGGCTTTGAAGGCCGCGACGCCGCCTGCGGCTTTGCAGCTCGCGATGTGATAATCCTTCGTGGCAGGCGTGATCTTGCCAGCCGCGACCGCTGCATCGACGGCGGCGTTGATTTCAGCGGTCAGACCATCGGTCTTGATCTTGTTCAGCGCGGTCTCGCTCGTCTCGGCGCGGACCTTCAACGCATCGAAGTCGGCGCGCGGCACGAACCGGTCGAGCGAGGGAGACTGCGCGGCGTTGAGCGCGGTGGCCGTGCTGGCCTTGAGCGCGTCGACGGCTGCCTGCGTGGCGGCTGGCGAGGCTTCTTCGGCAAGGCCGAGCGAGCGATTGAGCGCCTTGATCTGTTCGGTGTTCATGAGGGGCTTTCCTGTTGCGGGGGCGGGGTTGTCTTCGGCGCGATTGAGCGCGGTCATGTCGAGGTTGGGCCGGTTGGTGAGACCCGCCGAAACGAGGCTGAGGATTTGCAGGGAGCCGGTGTCGAACACGAACACGGGCGAGAGGAAGCGGTACTCACGCGACGAAATCATATTGGCCGCGCGCGGCGTCCACTCGACACGACCCCAGATCGCGCCGTTGCGCGCTTCCATCTCAGCGATCCACCCGGCTGCGGGCGCTTCGTCGCCCTTCGCTGCCTTGGTCTCGCTGGCGTGCTCATAGTCGATGTGGATCGCGCCATTGGTGCGACTTGCCGCGATCACAACGTCAGGATCGGTCATGCGCCACGACCGGCCATCGCGCCCGATGATCTGAGGACCGGCAGGCAACAGTTCGATCCACTCCGGTGCCGCGTCGCCGCTGGCATTGAGGGCCGTCTTGATCGTCAGGGATGCGCGTTGTTTGCTCATGACGCGACACTGCACGAGCAGCGCAGATCGCGGAGCGGGGGCACCTGCCCCCTGCGGACGAATTATGGGAACGGCAGACACGAAAAGACCCGGAGCGC